AACCAAAGACTGAAGCTACCCCACTGGCCACTCCTGAGGCCCAAGCAAGGGGCTCAGTTAGAGGAGTGAGAATTGGCACTGCGATGGCAGTGGTCATAACTGACGAAACTTTCGCCAGAGCATTGGACCAACTACCTTGGTGCTCTGCTTTCTCCTCTTCGTGGAAAGAAATCTTCTTCTTGCGTGAAGACTTAAACTGGTCACCTGCTTCATAAGTCACCTGGAAAGTTGAAGTGGGGGCCTGTAAATCGACATCGCTGTAAGACATATACACCGTGTAAGGAACGGGATTGCCTCGATGAGCCAGCGTGGTCGTAATTAAAAAGATACCAGTATTGTACCGGCGCTCAATAAGGTCGAAATGAGTATACGGCCCCCTGTGGGGGATCGTGAGAGAGACCTCAGTGTCAGTGTTGAAATCCAACTCGACATGAGTAAGTTGTGTGACGTGCCGATGGTCAGAACGCCGCTCAGTTGTCTCTATGGTGGCTGGTAAGAAGCTCACACACACAGTGCCCTGTGTGTATTTGTCAGCATTCACAACCAACCTCAAGGTCACAGAAGCTCTAAGCCCATGATAGCCACGCAATTTTTCCAAATGAAATGGTGATTCCACCAAAATTCGGTCGTGACTGTTAAAAGCCAGTACCCCGGCGTCAGGGGGGGTGAACACGCCTGTAAGAACAGGCACGGGTTGGCTCAGCAATTCATGAATTGAAAGCGAGCTATAGTCGATGGACGACAAAATGTCGTATTTGGTTCTATCGACGAGGACTGGCTCTGCAGGTTTCGCCTGGTCGTTGGCCGAAAAAGCCGTTGTTGCGTGGACCTGCGGGGTCTCTGTGACCACCTCGTGTGTGGTGGTGTCTTCTTGAATTTGTTCAGCAGTTCAATAAAATCACAGCCCGGCGAGAACTAACGCCATGGCTGCTACCCAGCTGGCCTGGATTTTGTGCACTATCCTGGGCCGGTAAAGCTAAAAAGCTAAGTGCCTTACTGGAGAGAGCCTACGTGCCTTGGTTTAGACTGGGAATTTGTTTCCTCAACACGCGGTGTACCAGACTCCAGAGTTTATTTAGATATGACCCTTCGCAGGGGCGTGTTTCTTCAAACACGCAAAATTGGAACTTGCCTCTATGGGAAGAACCGCTCTTTAGAACCAGGTAGCTACACCTGTCCGCCTACACTCCGGCGACTGGAGATCAGGATCAAAACCTGTGACGGTTTATAGCCCCGTCAGGCTGTAATTTAACGCGTGTTTAACGTCCCGCCGGACGGGGACCCACCACTATGGGTGGGGCCCGCTCTTAAAAACCAAGTAGCTTCCACCTGTCCGCATACACTCCTGCGACTGGATATCAGGATCAAAACCTGTGACGGTTTTAAAGCCCCGTCAGGCCACGCTGCAACATTATTTAAGCATGCAAAGCAATCCACTCAGGAATGTAAGTGGCGCTCTCGGCCAAAGCCTCCTTAAAGGACATGGCAGTGAAAGCGCCAGGGCCAAATACCTCGTCTGTGACTGCCTGAAGGCGAGCCGATTGCTCGGTGTAGTACTTCTTACCGTGCAGCACCCACTCACGACATGCGTTCTCGCAATTGTCCAATGTAATACTGTCGGCACTCGCACCTTTCTTGGTCCAGTCGAGCATAGAAAATATGGTCTTCATATCGAGGGGCGCTACCCACTTCTGAGAGAGATCGTCGAAACGAAAACCCCTCTTAAGGAAGGTGCACAACTCAAGTGGACGCCATGGGGGTGGGTCGAGATCATCTTTCTGGTCACTCGTGTAACCCAAACCCAACTCAGGGAAAACCATCATAAGTGTGCGCTGGTTATAGCGCTTGATGGCCCACTCCGAAATGTTCTGGGCATTGTCGTCACCATACATCTTCAACTCGACATTGGCTCGAAACCCCTTCAATGCAGCCCTACGGGTTGAATATTCAGGCTTCATAAGCCGAAGCCACGCCATGCGAAACATAATCATTCCAAAAATGCAATTGATAATTGTCGTCATTGGGTTGCCGGAGGGCATACCATGCATATTCTCAAAAATTTTGTCACCAACAATGTGCTGGGCTTGCGATAAAGTAAGTGAAAGCCCCTTTAGCACCATTTGGTCTCTCTCACCAGTAAGACCAGTGAGCCGGTTCATGACACTCATTGTGGCTTCAATAGCTTGACAAGTCTGACTATTGTCAAATGAGCTGAAATCGCCAGCAACGGCGTGCTTGCCGTACTTTGAGGGTCCGCGCCAAATAATCCCATTCGTCACCATGCGGGTTAATCCCAACACAGCACTCATTGTCAATGCGGCCTTCAATAATGTCGTTACAAACAGCACCATAATACATCCTGTAGATGATTGTCCACTCAAAAGGGCACGCAGCAATCAAACGAGTCTTCATTGCGTCGACGGACTCATTAGGACGATTCTCGTCTTTCATCAAATCCATAAAAACGACATCTGGAACCTCACCGTTCTCAAGACGCGCAATTGACGCCTCAACTCGTCTGCGAATTTCCTGGAGTTTTGGGTTGTTGAGATCATACTCTCCTTCGTATCCAAGCATGGACCTCTTCCCGTCTCGAATTTCTGGGTCATGGCACAAAGGCCACCCCACAGAAGTACTCCGGTCAATTCTCTTTAAGCTGGCAAGCTCAGGAGTGCCAACAATGGCCTCCTCAAAAGTCAGCTTGCGCCCTCTGTGCTTAATGCACTTATTTAACAACTCGAAAGACGCGTCTGCACACGCTTCGAGGTCATCCTCATCCAAGGTCACATTCAATGCATCTTGTTTCTTAAGCGCTCTCTTAAGGGCTTGTCTACTCAAAACAGCTGGCCTCTTCGAAGGCTCCTCAAGCCGCCCGTGTATAGCAGACTTCGCAATGGAAGTCTTCATTGGTTGGAAAACAGGCTTGTCCACGGTCCTAACAACCTGATGGCTTGTCTCCTCTTCCAGGAGACCGGTCTCCTCGGTGACCTCAAGAGGCCCGAGAACAGGCTCAGGTTCAAGCTCGTGCAACAACTTGTCGAGCACCTCACGTGTGAGAATGGCAGCAAAGCCCCTTTTAACAGGTCCCTCACTGTTGCCACCCATGTGCACGCCAATAATGCGCTCGGTGTGCTTCGCACAAGAACCAGTGTACATTACCAAAGACCCACAATCACCACGCATAGTTTCAGCGTTGTAAGTGAAGACCTGGTTGTGCACATGGCCCTCCTTCGTGTAAACCACACTAGAGTCCGTCCTGCGGCGCAGCTCCATGCGCTCCACCTCTCGTGGAGTTCGCAGAGCTATGAGCGCTGTCTCAAAGTCACGATTTTGGCGCGTAGCCTCCTCCGTGGCAAAGAAACGTCGGATGTCCCGACAAGCAGGCATATAACTCCCAAGCCTAACAAAAGCAATGTCACGGTCACGATCAATAACAACCTTACCATCATCAGCAAAGGCGGCAACTGGGACACGGACCTGGCGGCGCACGTTACCGTGCTGCACCAGCAAAATCTCACCACTGGGCTCGTTTGCGAAAATATCACGGAACCACTTAATGAAATGTGCGTTCAACATGGCTGTGCGGCCGCAGATCATGGTCAGAATACCACCACTGTTGTGGTTATCAAAATCACTGTCACCGTTGGCGTCGTACATATGCCACTGGTTCCTGCTGTTAATGCTCTTTATCATCCTAACGTGGAAAGGCAACTCCTGCGGGTCAGGCTGGTCAAAGAGCTGAGCTTCATACTCAGCAACAAAACGATCAAGATCACTCTCACTGCATTCGAGCCTCGCTCCAAACCCTCGTGTGTAACCAAATTGCTCAATGTCCTCACGGTAAGCCTTAGCAAACTGTAGAAGCTTCTTCCTGGGCTTGCGTGTCCCTTCAGGATACTTCACCCTGTAAGCCTCACATGCGCGACGCGCACAATGTTCATGATATGCCTTGGGGTTCGTGAAAAGGATGTCCTCCTCCTCCTGACGCTCTTTCTTCTTGTTCCGGCGCCCAGCAAAAGGCAACAAGCCACACATCCAACCTAAGAATTTGAAAGTTATGGCGATTCCAATAAACAAAAGCACCAATGTAAGCGCCTTTCGGATCCACCCACCTTCCTTCTCTTGGGTGAAGAGGCGTATAAAAGCATTCAATATGGCCTTAAGCCATTTGGCAAGCATGTCAATGGTCGCCTTGGCCCGATCAACCAAACTCCGCCGTCGGCCGATACCGACGATACGTGCCGCGCCCCTAAAAGGTGCGAAAAGGCCCTCATACTGGACCTTTGTAGCGTCCTTGCGCTCGGCTTGGTCTTGTTCAACCTTGGCCTTAGCTTCAGCTTCCATCTCATCAATGATCTTCTTGATCCGCTCGTTGCGTGCCTGATTCAAAGAAGCATGTCGCTCCTTCTGTTTCTTCACAAGCTCACAAACCTTACCAATGAGTGTCTCCCAGTCAACAACCTCCCGTGTCGTAAACGTTGGGTGGTTAAAATCTGGAATGTACTCGAGGTGGTACTCGCAAGCATCTGTGTCAAGCACACCATTGCACTTCTCCCGATCAAGGCGGCGCTTGCTAGGGCCCTCATTCATGGTCTTATCAGTGCTGTACTCCTTGCGGGGTACAAGCTTGACCCAAAAATCGAACCGTCGCAAAAACGCCTCTGGTGAAAGAATGGACGGAGGATAAAATTGCTCCAAGTTGGTGTTGCAAACAATCAAAGAAGAAGTAAAGGTCAAAACACCCTTCTTCTCCAACGAAGCTGCGTTGAGACGGCATGGTGCCGTATTCTTGAAGCGAATAATGGGAAACATATCGTCCTTCTGACCCTTCTGAGTCAAAAACTGTCCCATATCCTCAATGACAACGGCCTCCTGGCCATTGTAACCATTCACATGCTCCTCTTCGGGCAAGAGCTGGTATAACTGTGAGTCTTTGTTCTCCATGTATTCACGCACTTGTTCCTTCGTGAGTACAGATTTGCACAACACAGCATCAATGAAAGCCGGCGTAATTGTCGACTTCCCAATACCAGAAGCTCCTTTAAAGCACACAACTACTGGTTCCATACGGTCTGTAGGGCTGACGCCCTGGTGACCATAATAATTCTCCATCGTTGTAATGAGCTGCATCATCATCTGCATATATGAAGACCCGGAAGCCGTCATTGTCATATCCTTCTTCAGCTCAACAGCTCTCATTCGAAGCTGGTACACTCGCTTGGCTCCTTGGGTTGCATCAGAAAGTTTGCCTCCGGCAAACTCTTCATACAAGGAGGCTACGTCAGCGCCCCACTTCTCCAGCTTGCTATTCTTCGTAAAGTGCTCACTAAAAGAGGTTCCAAAAATACCATCAAAGGTTTTGGCAATCCAGCCCATGACCTCGCCCAAAAGCGCCTTTGCATCGCTCAACAGTTTGTGTTCATTAATCAATCTCTTCAAAGCGCCTTTTTGGGCGCCTGAAAGGACAAAACCAATGCCCACGCCAAGAGCGGTGTTAACAAAGCCACCTAATAAATGGGTGAAAGCGAGGGGTCTATCCATGAGCCCCTCGTACTCGCATTCTTCAGCCTCGGGTCTCATAACTGGATTTTCGTCAGGGTGATCTTTCAAGTAACTCACCCGAGCATAAATCTTCTTGGGTGCTTTCACACCAGCATCCTCGCAAGCCTTGACCATTTCTTCCAACATAGACAAAGACATTCCTTTCTCAAGATCAGTCAACTCATCATCTACTACATCATTAAACATGCCTGAAACAAAGTGGTGGCTCGCTTTAAAAAATCCTACTCCCATGACAAACTTCAAAATGAAACCGAAAAAGTCACCAAAATTGCCCACCATACGAACAGCTACAAAAGCAATGACGATTGACGCCAGCATCCCCAAAACAGAACCTGCATTCTCCAAACCAAAAATATGCTTAAGAACGACGTTGTTGTTATTGGCAACGTCCTTGAACTTGTCCATGGTATCACTAAAGATCTTCTCCACGGATTCCTTCGTGTCCTTATTCAGCCCAAACTTGCCATTGAAGAGTCCTTCATACTCAACTTCTGATAAATGAGCAAGCCAAGATTTGTTCTTCATGGCCTCCTCCCGGCGCGCAGCAATCTCTTTGCGGCGTTCCTCCTTCGAAGGTTTATCTGCCGGTTTGTGTTTGGCTGACCGCCTAGGCCGCTTGAACTTTCCACTAGCCCGGCCATAGATATGTTTCTCTTGAGTGGCCTGGGCAAGGGGATCCTTCGTTGGCAAAAGCGGTTTTTGTTTTTGTGCGTTTGAAAGACGCTCTGTAGCGGACGCAATGTCCTTTGGAGCCGGTGACCCGAGCTCAATGTTTGAAATTTCCTGGTTGACGAAGCCAGAAGGGCACCCTGTGCGAGTGTCCTTTGCGTACGTGCTCATCGGAATGATTACGTACTTTCATGTAGAGCAAATCTCATGCCCCTGCGAATGTCCTACGCTGGCTCGATGTTCGCTCGAGACGCT